TTTTTCATTAGCCTCCTCTATAATTTTAAGTTCTTTGACATATAAATTATAGTCAGGTCTTAACTGATCGTATTTTTGCCAAGCTTGTGTTGCTTCTTTACCTATTTTACCTTCAAAAGGACAAGGTGTGCCTGCGTGATGCATGGCTTGAAAGACTCTTTCATCCTGACAAAGCATTGATACTGCTGCAACTTTCATACCTTGATTTGATAATTCTCTTGCTAATTTGATTCTCTCACAATTTTTATCTCTGAAATGTTTACCACCTGATACACCAAGACCAAAAGTTTGTACTCCAGCTGATGCACCTACAGCACAAATATCCATACCACCTGCGCCCACGTTTGGTGCAGATGCAGTTGGAGGCGCTGATCTTATGTTCGATGTAGAATTGTTTGTTGTTGTAGAACTTGATGAACTACCTGATTCGTACGTTGTAGCATTTGTATAGCCACCTGTTATCGAAGTGTTTGATCCGCTTGTGTTGTTTTGGGTAGTGTCAGCATACACCAAACTTGTGAATAGACACACCCATATTAGGGTTATCAGTCTATTCATTTTTATTTATAAAAACCTTTAAAAATCCAGTTGACCCATTTGTTCCATAGGCCTTTAATTTTGTCCACCAATTTTTTAATCATGCTTTTTCTCCTCAATTTCGTAAAAGAATTTATCCGTGTCCTCGGTTTTCCATTTACGTGTATCTTCAACATTCCATTCAGAAGTCTGCACTTTCCAATCTGGAATATCGTCTTTAACTGTGAAAGAAGGGATGTCCCAAATTAGTCTGTTGTTAGGTTGTGCTGCATAATTGCCATCGTCTAATGCCAATATATGTGCGCACTTATGTTCGTGCGGGATCTCTGAATGATCAGTGTCGATGATATTACTCTCAGGATGTGCAAAGTCAACAGTAAATAAATATTTACCGTGATGCCACTTTTTATCTTTACCGATGTATTTACCTGATTGTCCGTCTAGAATGTCCCAAGAAGTAACAGCAGGATAGTAACTAAAAGAGTTCCATAACTCCAACTCATCAAGTCTACGTTGAGGAACTTCTTTTGGATCAAAACCTCTTTGAATGAACGCAGATATTGGGAGACGATAGAAGATAGCTCCGTTCTCCATGATTGCGTGAAACAAGATCGGACGACCTGTGATGCACGTAAGACCAAAGATAATACAGTCTTCAACTTCTCCATGATGTTTTTTAAGATCATATAAATACTCCCTTCTTATTTGTGAATACGTTACCGGTATGTTCGCGTTTAAATATGCCATAGTTATCCATTTATCTCACCCCAAGTTTTGCCTGATTCATAATCTACTTTATTGGGAACTTCCAAACTAACAGCATTCTCCATAATTTCAATTATTTTCTTTGCTTGCTCATCAGATTCAACTGAAATGTCTAATTCATCATGTATTTGTATGTGTGGTATGATACCTTCATTATATAAATCTACCATAGCTTTCTTTGTCATGTCAGCTGCAGATCCTTGTATAAGTTTATTTAAAGCTTTGTATGTAAATGCTCTTCTGATTCTACCTCTACCATAAGTTCTTTCTGCTTCTTCAAACTCCATAGGTTTATGCATACCAAATTGATTTGGTTCCCACTTTGTAAATCTACATCTACGACCTAACAATGTTCCGATAGATCCAGATGACTGAGCTGTCTTTGATGTGTAGTTCATAAGATCTCTAACAAAAGGTACGTTTTGGTGGTATTGATTAAATAAATCTTCTGCTTCTTGTTTTGTATTTAGTCCAAGTTCAGCTTGTAGTTTTGCTTTACCCATTCCATAAAACAAACCAAGATTAATTGTCTTCGCTTGTGTTCTAGATATATTTGCCATGTCAGCTACTGTCTGATGAAAGTCAACACTATTGTCCTTAAATTTTTCTACAATACTTGCAACAGACTCATCAAAACAGATTGGTTCAGTTGTTGCTGCGTAGTGCACAACTAATCTTGGCTCTTGTTGTGAGTAATCAAAACAACCCCACTTGTGATCTTTTTCAGGTATAAATAAAGAACGAATCATTGGTCCTAAATCTTTATTTCTTGCAGGTATCTGTTGTAAGTTTGGATTTGAATAACTGAATCTTCCTGTAACTGTACCACCTTGATCAGATCTAATTGGATTTATATCTGCATGTATTCTGCCTCTATATTGATGTTTTAGTATTGTATCTATGAACGTAGTATGCGCCTTGTTAATCTCTCTTGCTTTTGCTATGTTCTTAACCATTGGATGATTATGTGTGGAAAGGAAGTTTTTTGTAAATGAAGGTGAGTTTGTTTTCTCAGTTCTATGGTAAGATAAGGAAAGTTTGTCGAAAACTTTGGCAATCGATCTTGCTGCCCATATTTGAACATCTATACCTGTTTCTGCTTTTACTTGGTACATTAGTTGCTCTTCTTGTTTACATAATTGTTGTTTCAATTTATGAGCTTGTTCGACATCGACACACACCCCTTTAAATTTCATATTAATCAAACATGGAAACAGTTGTGTTTCTAAATCAAATATATTTGTAAGACGTTGTTTGTTTATCTCTCTAGATAATACTTTAAATAATTCTAATGTAAGTTCAGCATCTTTCTCTGCATAACTTCCAACATACATTGCTGGTAGTTTGTACATTTCTTTTTTAGGATCTACACCCCAAGACTCTGCAGCTTCTTTCAAAGCTTTCTCATCTTTTACCTCACCAAGATAATCAAATGAAATACTGTTTAATGTATACCATAATCTATTCTCATCAATCAGTGATGCCATAACCATGGTATCAATAATATGTCCATTGATAGGTATACCGTATGCTCTGATCCAACATACATCGTACATCGCATTGTGAAATATTTTTACAGCATCTGTTGCACAAACTTTTTTAAACCATTCTAAAACAATTCTTCTGTCCATATTACCACCACCTTCATGTGCAATAGGATAGTAACCTGACCATCCTTCAACAGCCACGGCTATTCCTACTATCTCTCCATGTCCTTGTATTGCACCAGATCCTTTTGATCTTAGGTCAGGATCTTTTGTTTCCAAGTCAATTGCAATATATTTTGCATCAGATAGATCTGGAAAGCTTTCGGGACAATCCCATTCTGTTTGTGCTGTAAACATTATTTCTTTTTCTTTTTATCTTTTAACTTCTTTTTCTCTAATTCGCAATAGTGAATGATCTTATCAAGATCTTCTATTCCGTTTTTGTGCATGTATCTACAAACGTACTTCACAACACAGCCCTGAAAAAACGAGAGATTATTTTTTGAGATAAACTCGTATGGCTGTATGTCAAAATACATATAGTGAGATCCTCCTATTTGAACGTTTTGTGGTTTGTCTTTCATTTCATCAAACATATTAATATCTGTCATACTATTGGTCCTCCTATGTTATATTGATAGTCTCCCGTTGCTTGTGGGAGATACAGATTTTCTTTTGCTCTTGTTATACCTACAAAAAACAATCTATGCTCAGGGTCAGGATCTTTTAATGCTGAATCGTATATAATTTTTTCTATATCTGTATACAAAACAACATTGTCTGCTTCTTCTCCTTTTACACCATGTATTGTAGATACTTTTATTCTTGCTGGTTTCATTAGATCATCACCGTTCTTTAGAATAGTTCTAATGTAGTCTTTACTTGCATCAGGAAAATTTAATGTTTCCCAGCTCCCCGACGCTCGCAACCCGTGGTCAGATCTTAGTTGATCTAGATCGACACTAGATACATTTCTAAGTGTCTTGCCACCTGCGTAACCTCTTTCAAGATGTCCTTGTTTTACAGTTAGATATTCCCATAAATCTTCTACATCTTTTCTATTTACTATTGCACCTTGATGCAAACGTTGCCAGACTCTGTATGCGTTCAACATGTCTGGAGGTAATAGTAAATGACTCTTTGCATCAAACCTTATATTCAAATCATACAAATGTTCTTTTATTGGCTCTAACATTTTATTAGTTCTAGCTAAAATCATCCAGTTACCAGAGTTTAAATCTAATTCTTCTAGTGTTACATCTTCGTATATATTTCCCTCAGCTTCTCTCGGCTGCCACTTCTTATCTAGTCTTT